TCAAAAGCAAGGTCTAAATTCTTTTCATAAAACAAAGGTTTCTTACCACCAAGAAACCGATAATAAATAGCAGACTTTTGATTTTTCTCAAGACCATCAATCACTGCATCAACAATCTTAATATTATTCTTATCAGTTTTAGATACCATATCCTCAAACACTTCCGATGTAGACTCACCACCAGTAGAAAAATAACTGGTTCTGCTTGGGTAACCTAGTCCATGATTATCTGATTTCATCCACCTAGACCAATCGTCTAGTATAATCATAAGGCGACTAATCCTCACTCACCACCTTCATAAATAGTGTTTACACATCCATACATATGAGGGGTAGCTTGTGGGTATGAAACATTTTTTCCATCATCCATCTTATGAGATTTTTTACTTTTAACTTTGAAGTTGTCTAGTATTTCTTTTGGGTAAAACATTGTAGCTAATGCACAATCAATCTTCTTGGAATATACAGTGTTTCTTTGAGTTTTTCTTCTTACTAATAAATCTTTAATACATAAACTTCTAATAATATGAGCTGATGTAGTTTCTTCTATTCCAACATTTTCTGCTACATCTTGAATAGTCAATTCCTTTCCTCCATCAAACAAAGCATAAATCATTTCTGATATTTGAAATCTTTGTAATTTCCTGCCATCTTTTAAATTATACCAATGTAGATTAGTTTGATTTTTTAATTTTTCATATTTCATAACTCCCCCTTTGTAACAATCTTTCCTGTAGGTTCATGAACAATATGAAATTCTTTGTCCTTGCTCATTATAAAATATGTATAACCCTCCCAAACAAATTTATGTTCCTTCCATTCGTTTTTATTTTTCTTTAGTGTCTCTTTTCCCTTTGTCATTACAAACTCCTTTTAAATATTTGTCATGCCCACACCACCATTTTTTATAAAAAAACTTTCCTTCTTTTTTGCATATATGGCATGGATGTGGTTTGTTTAAATTAATCTTCGTCATGCAATTCGTCATCTATCCATTCATCTTCTTTGGCTTTAACCTCCAAAATTTTTAATTCTGTTTGATGAACTTTAATCATTTGCTCAAGATACCATATTGCTTTTTTGCAATCATCTATCTTGTCTATAATTTTTTCAGACTTTAATCCTTCCCTACTAATGTATTTGAGAGCATTGCCTTTTAAGTAACCATAAAATTCTTCTTTACTCATTTTAGCTTGTTGGTATTCTATAGTCTCAATGCCACCTTTTTTGTAATGTTCAGGATTTATGCTATCTTCCATTTTTAATTCCTCATTATTATTAGTAACAAATACTACCATTTGCAGTAGGCTGACAAACTGTTAATTTATCAGTTCCATAAATAAATGTTGATTCATTATCAGATACTTCAACATCATAATTTACTGAACCCTCATTATCTATATACACAATTGAATCTGGCGCATCAATAATAACCAAAGATCCATCATCAGTCCAAACACTTTCGGCACTCAAACTACCGCTTAACAACATCAATAAAATAACTCTCATAACAACTCCTTTGTGAGTGTGAAATAACACTATAACCAGAAGTATAAATTAATTAAGTTACTTGTGCAAATAATTGTTGCAACTCACTTGCAATAGTGTAATATAGAAATATAAACAACAAAGGAGAAACAAAATGATACTAACAGACAACAAAACAATCGCTAACTTAATAGGACTAGACATCATAGCTGAAATAGCAGATGACTATACTTGGAAGTCTGAAAAGTTTATGACTAAAACTAAAGAGCTAATGTACCCAGATGCTAAAAGTGTAGCTACTGAAATAAAAGATGCATGGTTTGATGAGGTTGAAGATAAACTAACATCTTTTCAGCTTTATGACTTTAGTAACAGAATAGACTTTCAATCTATAGCAGACACAGCTATAGAAGAAGCAGAAGAAAGACGAGATGCTGAAGCTGAAGCAAAAGAGTACCAAGATAATCCTGACAACTGGATCTACGACAAAGAAACTGGTGTTTGGGATGAAAGATATTAATAACAAAGGAGAATTAAAATGGAACAAAAAATAATGGAAGAAGCTAATCAACATTTTGCAATTAGTAATTTTGCAGAAATTGTACTAGACTCTGGAGCAAATTCAGTTCTAGGTTTAATTAAGCAACTTAACCCTGATGCCTATCAAGAATTAATTATGGCATCACAAACAAAGGAGATATAAATGAAAGAATTAATGGAAATTCAGCAAGAGCTTAAAGCACCAAAAGGGCAGTTAAATAAATTTGGCAATTATAATTACCGAAGTGCAGAAGATATTTTAGAGGCTGTAAAACCTTTACTAGCTAAACACAATGCATTGTTATTAATTACTGACGAAGTTAAAGAGGTAGGTAATTATATGTATGTAGAAGCAACCGCAGTATTTCAGATAGGTGAAAATGCTATTAGTGTCAAAGCACAGGCAGGTATTAATCCAACTCGTAAAGGTATGGATATCAGTCAGAGTTTTGGATCTAGCAGCAGTTATGCAAAGAAGTATGCATTAGGAAACCTTTTACTTCTGGATGATACAAAAGATGCAGACAGCAAAGACAACAGTGCTGTTAACAAGCCATCTACACAAGCCGAACTAAAGAAAGCAAAAGAAACTTTAGAAGAAGCTCATGCAGTTGGTGCACTCAAACAAGCATTTTTTGAATTACCAGATGTACAACAATCTGAATTGAGGGATTACGCTAATGAGCTTAAACGAGCATCTTAAAGATAATCGTAGGCATTACCTTGTAACTGCATCTCAAGCATGGGGTGCAGTCTATGAAAGGCAAAAGCTATGGAGAGAAAAGACATTTAGGGAAAAACCCTTTGAAGGCAATATTATGACCCAATGGGGGAATGACCACGAAGAAATTGGATTGAGAGCATTTGAAAAACATATGAATGAAATAGGAGAAAGTAGTAATAAGCTTTTAGTTCATCCTGATTTACCTGTGGCAGGGACTCCTGACCTTTTTCTAAATGGGCTAGTAGTTGAATTAAAATGTCCATTTTCCCAAAAAATTTATCCGACTATCCCTGACAGGTATTGGGTACAGATGCAGATACAAATGTTAGTAGCACAAGCAAATGGATATAAAAATGCAGTTGCAGCACATTTTGTTGTATGGACTCCAGAGGAATTACATACGGAGTTGGTGCAATACGATCAAGAATTTATTGACTGGTACATACCAAAAGCCAAAGAGTTTTTGTCTTATGTAGCAGACGATAAAGAACCACCTCGCTATAAGAGGAAACCAGTATTTAATTTTAACTAAAGGAGTAAATTATGAATTTTTTAAATCAAACAATTAGTAGCAGTATGTTACGCAGTATACCGAAAAGTAAGGAGGGTAAAATATTAATAACCTATGACTATGAAATATTTAAAAGAATGAGAGGTAATAGGATACTTAATAATTCTCATGTAAAAAATTTAGTAAAATCTATGAAAGAAAAGTATCTACCGCAACCTATTTTGGTTAATAAAGATATGGAAATTATTGATGGGCAACACAGATTTGCGGCAGCAGAACAATTAAACTTGCCTATTCATTACTTAATTATTGATGGTGGAATTGGTGATGTTCAAAGATTAAACACAAACACAAAAGATTGGAAAGGCGAAGATTATTTAAATATGTTTTGTGAAAGGGATTTTGATGATTATTTAATTCTTAAACATTTTATAAAAGAATATAAATTTTCATTACAAACAACGATGGGTTTACTTTTAAATAAACCAAGTATAGATCGTGCAGAAAAAAACGATTTTAAACATGGTAACTTTAAAATTAAAAGCGTAACACTAGCAAAGAAAAATGCTGAAAAGATGTTGCAGATAAAACCATATTACAATGGATGGAATCGTAGAGCTTTTAACAAAGCTATGTTAATTTTATTTCAAAATGCAGATTATAACCATGCAACATTTATTAAAAAATTAAAGTATTGTTCGCATATGCTGCAACATAAACTTAACGCACCAATATATTTAGCAACCATAGAGGAGATTTACAACTTTAACAGCAAGACAGATTATATTTATTTAACTAGGAGAAAATAACATGGCAGTAATAGGAGTAACTTTAAAAATTAATGTAGCAAAAATTGATAAATCTAAATTATATAAAGGAACAGAAGGTACTTATTTAGATGTGACTGCTTTTGTTGATACAGATAACCAAGATAAATTTGGTAATAACGGAATGATTACACAGTCTGTATCAAAAGAAGAACGAGAAGCAGGAACTCGTGGAGTAATACTTGGCAACTCTAAAGTATTTTTTCAGGGTGAGTCAAAGCAAAACAAACCAAAGGAAAACACTAGCTCATTACAAGTTGAAAGTTTTGAGGATTTAAGTGATGACATCCCTTTTTAGCATAGCACTAGGTCTAGCTCTCATTATGATGGGAGCTGTATCTATAATATGTTGGATGTATATTTTTTATTTATTAATTAACAAGGGAGTTAAATTATGTTTACCTCACTAAAGGAAAACAAATGACTTACAACGAAGCAATTAAATTATTAGATGGTGATGCAAAGGCATTAGCAGAAGCACTGGAGTGTACACACCAAATGGTATATCAGTACAAAAAGAATCCTGATAAAGAGTTACCAAAGGTTAGGACTATAGTATTACAGGCAAAGCTAGGAACTTATAAGCGACCAAGCAAAAGAAAGGTTGTAATGACTTGCAAAGCAGAAGTGGTTTAAAACAAAGACAAAGGAGATGTAATGTACAAAATAAAAAATTGGCAAGAATTTCAGCCACCATTGAGGTCAGATAGAAATGTTATTTGGATCAAACTTTACAGAAAATTACTAGATGATTTTGATTGGAGCAATTTAACTGATAGCAACAAAGCAACTTTAATAGAGTTGTGGTTATTAGCATCAGAAAATGAGGGTAAATTACCAGATATTAATGAAATATCTTTTAGATTAAGAAAGGATAAATCTTTTATTAACAAACAGATAGAACAGTTGGCATCATTTGTTTTACAAGATGTTGCCGAAGTGTTGCCGACTCGGTTGCCTAGAGTAAGAGTAAGAGTAGAGAAAGAGTTAGAGAAAGAGAAAGAGGTAGATAATGGGTTTGATTTGTTTTGGAATACTTACCCAAGAAAAGTTGGTAAGGGTAAAGCTGAAGAAGCGTGGGTTAAACATAAACCAAATGTTGAAGATGTAATAAAAACTTTAACTTGGCAAAAAGAAAGTAAGCAATGGTTTAAGGACAATGGAACTTATATACCAAACCCTACTACCTACATTAATCAGAAAAGATGGTTAGACGAGCCTACAGAGGAGGTAACATTTTGAATAACGATGACAAAATTAAATTTAAAGAAATGCTAAACACAGTCTTTGATATTTACAATAGGACTCATGCAGATCAAAACTTGTTAAGGGTCTGGTGGATGAAATTACAGAGCTATGATATTTCTGTGGTAAGCAAGGCATTTGATAGTTGGACTACAAGTAGCAACAAAGCACCAACTCCCTATGACATCATATTGCTTTGTAGACAGAAAAGTTTAGATGTGATGGCAACAAAAAAATTACCATTTAAACCCTTGAGTCCAGAAAAAAGAAAAGAAATATCAGAAAAGTTACAAGGATTAATTAAAAAAATGCGAGGTGTTGTATGAACTTTACATTAAACAAAAATAATTTAGATGGTTTAGTTGGTAAGCTAAAAGAATTAGACCAAGATAAGCTGTGGTCGGTAACAGTTAAGCCATACAAGTCTACAAGATCATTGGATCAGAACGACTACTATTGGCGGTTAGTAGCAGAACTTGCAAATTACTTTGGACTAAAGTCTAAAGATGAAATGCACGAAGTGCTATTATACAAATTACTTTCTAAAGAAAAGCAGATTAAAAATTTAAAAGTAATGACTGTTGGCAGCACCACTAAATTAAATGTAAAACAATTTAACGAGTATTTAGAAAAAGTTAAAGAGTTTGCGAGAGGATATGGATTCAAACTTGGCGAGGAAGAAATATGAATGATCCATTTAAAATTATAGAACCAACAGTTATAGCTTTTAGTGGTGGGCGAACATCTGCTTATATGTTGTGGAGAGTATTGCAATCTAATGGTGGTAAGTTGCCAGAAGATGCCATTGTATGTTTTACAAACACAGGAAAAGAAGAAGAAGCTACACTAGAGTTTGTTAGGGATTGTGGTGAGAAATGGAATGTTCCTATTACATGGTTAGAATATGTATGGGGAGAAGAAACTAAAGATAGATATAAAATTGTAGATTTTAATACAGCCAGTCGCAATGGTGAGCCGTTTGAAGAATTATTAAACAATAAAACTATGCTACCAAATCCTGTTGCTAGATTTTGTTCTATTGAATTAAAGATTAGGGTAATAGCAAAATATTGTAAATCAATAGGTATGAAAATAACAGAGAGAGATGCTTGGATTGGAATAAGAGCAGATGAGCATAGAAGAGCATCAAAAATAGAGCCACATAGGATACCTCTTGTAGCAGATAATATTTCTGTAAAAGATATTAGTAAGTTTTGGAAAAAAAATAATTTTGATTTGAAGTTACCAAACATGAATGGTAGAACTATGCACGGAAATTGTGATCTGTGTTTTTTAAAACCAGCACATCAAGTACAAAGTTTAATACAAGAAAAACCAAGTCGTGCAGATTGGTGGATAAAAATGGAAGATGTTGCAAAAATTAAAACTGACAAATCTTTAGGACAAGGGCATATGTTTAGACTAGACAGACCTAGTTATAAAAAAATGAAAGAGTATGCTATAAACCAACAAGATATGTTTGATAAAGACGAAGAAGGTATAGCCTGTTTTTGTGGAGATTAAATGAAAAAAAAATCTAAAACTAAAGACGAAAAAAATTGGCTTAATAAATTATCTAACTTTGGTTGTGTTATTTGTCGTAAGCATTATGAAATAGATGACCCATTACCTGCCAACTGCCACCATATCCGACAAGGTATGGGGATGGGACAAAAGAATAGTCACTACATGGTGCTGCCACTTTGCTGGGAACATCATCAGGGTCAGGATGGATTTCATCATGCACCAAAGACTTGGCAAGAAAAATATGGAACAGAAGCAGAACTTTTAGAATGGGTACTTAATAAATTGGAGGAATAATTATGATTGAGTTTGCATTTGTAATGGTAATTAATCTAGCACCAGACCCTTTGCAAGATTGGGAGTATATTGGAAACTTTCGCAGTTGCCAAGAAGGCTCTATTTTTTTAAGCCTACATTATCCAGACCCAAATAAAGTTGAAATGGAATACAAATGTTTGCAAAAAGAATATATTTATTTGCCAAAAGGTACACAAATTAAAAACATAGACATGAAAACCAACAGCATTAGATATTACGATAAACATGAAATATGTAAATTTAGGAGGGATTGTAATGAGTAAAGGAAGCAGCAGAAGAAAACAAGAAATAACAGATAAACAGTTACAAGATGCTTGGGATAGAATATTTATTTCAAAAAAAAAGTATGAAAAAGCTATAGAGGAAATTAGAAAGAAAAAATTATCTCCCGAAGATGAAGGTGATGATGATGGCTACGGAAACTTACTGGAAAAAAACAATGGCAAAGACTAGTCCTACCATGAGAACTTTAGCTAGGTTAAGAAAAGAAAACTATGATTTGGTAGCAATTACTGAACGCTGGAATCCTTTTGCAAGAATAAGGCAAGACTTGTTCGGTATTATTGACATCCTTGCAATACACAAAAGTGACACCATAGCCATTCAGGTGACAAGTTATAGCAACATTAGTGCTAGGGTAAAGAAAATTACAGAAAGTCCTGCCTTGCCTTTCCTACGAGATGCAGGGTGGACTATTTTAGTAGAGGGGTGGAAGAAAGAAAAGAATGGCAGATACACCTCCAAAATTGTTGATCTTTCGTGATAAGTAAAACAAATCAATAAAGGTGTAATTAATCTGCAAATTACTTGCACATTTATCTAAAAAGAGGATAATTAAGGCACAAACAACAAAGGAGAAACAAAATGGAAGAATATAAAATTATAAACAGAGGTAGAAAAGGCAACGACTATTATGTAATTAGCGTTCATTATAGCCATATTGATGCTGTAAATAGTTTTGACCAATTAAGAGGTATGAATAGCAATCTTAATTTAATATTAAAAAAAACCAAAGGAGATAAATAATGAAATATCACATTTTACAAATTAGCTTAACAGATGCAGAAGTAGATTTAATTAACGAAAAAGGTCATGATGCTGTTGCAAGACACGCTAGACATTTAAACAATGACATTTTAATACATGACTATGACCATGTTGCTGACTTTGAAGTTGGTAGTTTACTTGAAGTAATAACACTTGGTAACGAGGACATTGATCGTAACAACCATCCTCAAATTGACATTGTTATAGATAATCCAGAGCAAGGTCTAGCTAGTATTAGCAAAGGCGACATTATTATTGAGTCTAAAAGTAAACGAGTTTACTACATCAATGGTTATGACACTAAAGTGCTAGATGTTAAACCAGAGGAATTAAAAGGATTACTTTTTGAAAAAAAGGAGGTGGCATAATGGAATTTCAATTTCTATTTGATGTCTTTTCAGCAATTGGATTGTTTGGATTAATTGCTTGCCTCGTAGAGAATTTTGTAGTAAAATCGGAGAGCTAGGACAGGTTCGTCTAGAATTTGTTTCATGCTCCTTTGTAATGCCACTTTAATCGGTGGCATTTTTTTTATTTACAGGATGGAAAATATTATGTGGTCATGGCACTGGTTCTGTGGTTGTCACTTTGGGTTTGAATGGTATGAATCTGATAAGTTAGACCCATACTATGAAGATAATCGCACTAGCAAATTTAATTATTTTATTATAGATTTGGGATTTTTACGAATACAACGATGCGAGAAAATTTAATGTCTAACGAGGAAAATAAAAATGAAGAAAGGAAAGAAACCACCAAAAAGGTATTAAATAACAAACTTCAAGAATTACGCAGATGGTTTGAGTCTGTAGGAGACTGTGTATGAACAAAAAAGCGAGAGCATAGTGGCTGATAGATATAAAAAAATAAACATTTACGATATGTACCCAAACAGTGGTGAGCTAGAATTAGGTGCAAATACACAAAACCCAACAGCAACTGCTAATTTTACAAACAGAACTGCTTTAGATAACAGTTATTTTGATGCTATGGTCGGTGGATCATATCAACCAATGAACGAACAGAATACAATAAACCCAAGAGTTGGCTTTGGAATGGGTAGTGGCAATTTTAATATAAATGCTTTAATGGATGAGTATCAAAAATCTGCAAATGCAAATGTTGGCAACTTTTCTGGTGGCATAACTAAAACAGCTGATGACGAACTTATAAAAAGACTAGGCTACAACAATAATAATATTAATGCTAACATTGTCAAAGACCCATACAACACTACTTACTCTATAGAAGGGTTATTAGGTAATATGTTTGGTGGTGATGTAACAGCAGAAGCTATGAAAGATGACTACAATAAAAGGATAATGTTTAACTATCTTAAAAACTTTTAAGGAGCAATGACCTCGCAAGAGAGTTGCTAAATATGAAAATAGAACAAAGATTAATAAGTGAACTCATACCTTATGCTAACAATGCAAGAACGCATAATGCAGAGCAAATCACACAAATAGCATCTAGCATAAAAGAGTTTGGATTTAATAATCCTATTCTTATAGATAAAGACAATGGAATAATTGCTGGGCATGGTAGATTAGAAGCAGCTAAAAAGCTGAACCTAACAGAAGCACCAACCATAAGATTAGATCATCTAACTAATGCACAGCGTAAAGCATTTATGCTTGCTGATAATAGAATAGCAGTCAATAGCGACTGGGATATTGAATTATTATCATTAGAGCTGAAAGACCTAGACGCAGAGTTTGATTTAACTATGTTAGGTTTTGATGAAAAAGAATTAGCAGCATTACTTAATCCAGAACAGGTAGAAGGTTTAACAGATGAAGATGCTGTACCAGAGCTGCCTGATGAACCTACAACAAAGCTGGGGGACATATACCAATTAGGTAATCATAGGTTAATGTGCGGTGATAGCACAAGCATAGATGCTGTAGAGAAGTTAATTGATAATAATAAAATAGATTTATGCTACACAGACCCACCTTATGGTATTAATGAAAAGGGCGACAGAACTGCAAGAAAAACAGGATTAGCTAAAAACCATAACTTTAAAGACTTTAAAGACGACACTACTGATTATGCTGTAGAGGCTTACAACATTATTGAAGGGGTGTTAAATGTTCCAAGACAAGTATGGTGGGGTGCTAATTATTACTGCCATGCTTTACCATTATCAAATAACTGGTTTGTTTGGGATAAGCGTGTTGAAGAAAAAATGAAAGACACACAGTCAGATTGTGAATTAGCATGGGTTAAATCTAAATGGGCAAGTGTAAGAATATTCAGGCATCTATGGAAAGGATTTAATAAAGACAGCGAGAGAAACCAACCAAGAGTTCACCCAACACAAAAGCCAGTGGCATTAGCAGAATGGTCTTTTGATTATTTTAAAGAAGTAAACAGCGTATTAGATTTATTTGGTGGGTCAGGCTCAACATTAATAGCTTGTGAGAAAACTAATCGTTTATGCTATATGATGGAATTTGAACCACATTATTGTGATGTGATAATAAAACGCTGGGAAGACTTTACAGGTAAAAAGGCAGATATATTACAGTCACCTTCGGAGTTATAAAAAGGAAAGTATATGGCACAAGGAATACAACACGAACCTACCGAAGATAATAGAAAACTTGTACGAAATTTAGCTGCTGTCGGAACTAAATATGAAGATATAAGTTTAAAGCTAGAAATATCATCTGACACATTAGTTAAGTATTATAAAAAAGAATTAGATGATGGTCGTATAGATGCTAACGCAGCCATTGCTCAAAGTTTATTTGGTGCTGCAAAATCTGGAAATACATCAGCACAAATGTTTTGGTTAAAAACAAGAGCAGGTTGGAAAGAAACTAATGCACTAGAATTATCTGGATCAGATGGTGGTGCTATTCAAGTTATTACTGGAATCAATGACAACGATTAATACTGGATATATACCCAGAGAACCTCAAAAGCAGATTCATAAGTCTGTAAGAGATAATAGGTTTACAGTTGTTGTAGCACATAGAAGAATGGGTAAGACTGTTGGTGCTATTAATCAGCTAATACATAGTGCATTGAATTGTGAGTTAAAGAATCCAAGATACGCTTTAATAAGCCCTACTTATGGAATGAGTAAACGAGTGGCGTGGGATATGCTAACAGAATACACAAGACCATTAAAAGCTATAAATAATATTGCAGAGCTACGATCAGACTTTATGGGTCGTAGAATAAGTTTGTACGGAGCAGATAATATTGATAGTCTGCGAGGGACATATTTTGACGGAGTTGTAATTGACGAATACGCACAGATTAATCCTAGCTTATTTAGTGAGATTATAAGACCAGCAATTGCAGATAGAAAAGGTTGGGTTCTTTTTATAGGTACTCCTAAAGGCAGAAACCATTTTGCAACATTACGAGATAAAGCAGCAATAGGAAAAGATGGATGGAAGCTATTAGAGTTCAAAGCCAGTAAAACTGGTTTAGTAGACCAAGAAGAATTAGATGCAGCACTCAAAGAAATGGGTGAGGATAAATACTCACAAGAGTTTGAGGTAAACTTTCACACACCAGTAGAGGGTGCTTACTATGGTACTCTTATAAACGATTTAGAGTTTAAGCAACAGATAAACGATAGTGTAATTCGTGATGATATTTGCAAAACATTCGTTTCATGGGATTTAGGTATGGGGGATTCCACGAGTATTTGGGTAGCACAGTCAGCAGGACAAGAAATACACATCATAGATTATTTAGAGAATCATGGTAAGGGATTAGATTATTATATTAATTGGTTGAGGGATAACCGATACGATACAGCAGAGCAATTACTCCCTCATGATATACAAGTAAGAGAATTAGGAACAGGAAAGTCTAGGCTTGAAGTATTAGAAGAAGCTGGATTAAATTGCAGAGTTGTACCAAAGTTATCAGTTGATGATGGCATACAAGCTGTACGCAGAATCTTACCAAGATGCTGGTTCAATACGAAAGTTAAAGATGCAGTTGATCTATTAAGGAATTATCGTAGAACTTATGATGAAAAACGAGATGTATTTTTTGATAAGCCTTTACATGATTTTACAAGTCATGCTGCTGATTCATTTAGATATTTAGCAGTAGGATTAAACGAAACAGATGATGGATGGAATAAACCTCTTGAAATTAATAAACAATGGATAGTATAAATGGCATACGATAAGAAAAAAATGAAAGTAAACGAAAGTGACAATAGAGAATTAGTCAATATTATTGGCGATCATATTGATGACTCGTTAGGCTTTATTGCAACTGATACACAATTGCAAAGGGCATCCGCATTAGACTATTATCTTCGTGAGCCTTATGGAAACGAGGTAGAGGGTCGTAGTCAAATAGTAACCGCAGAGGTTGCAGAAGCAGTTGATGGAGCATTGCCACAACTTATTAAGGTCTTTACCCAGTCACAAAAGGCAGTTTTATTTGAGCCAGTTAACGAGGGTGATTCTGAATTAGCTGAACAAGCGACAGCATATGTAAACCACATTTTTTATAAAGACAACAATGGATTTGAACTGTTGCATGATATGTTCTGGGATGCACTGTGCCAAAAAGTAGGCGTACTTAAATGCTACTGGGATGACAAGAAAGATGTAACAAAAGAAAAATACGAGAACCTAACAGAAGATGAACTTGCAATGATTATGCAAGACGAGGAAGTAGAAATTGTTTCTCAAGAGGTCGTAGAAGAAGTTATAGAACAAGAACCACAACCAATGATAGACCCACAAACTGGACAACCACCTGTTGATCCCATGACTGGGCAACCGATGATGGATGAGATGGGTATGCCAATGATGATGGAAGTACCTCCAATCATTAACCTTTACTACAATGTCAAATGTAAAAGAACAATAGACTCATCTAAAGTTAAAATAGAGTCAGTTGCTCCAGAAGAATTTTTAATAGACAAAAGTGCTATTAATATTGAGGATGCTGATTTTGTAGCACAAAGAAGTTTAGTCACTCGTAGTGATCTAGTAGCAATGGGATATGACCCGGATGTTGTTGCAGAATTATCTACTGGAGATTTATTAGACTTTACTCCAGAGAGGGTAGCAAGGTTTGGTGCAGGTGAGCAACCCTTTGATAATAACAACTCTGATAATGAAAGTATGCAGCGTGTTGAGTATTACGAGTGTTATGTTCGTGCAGATTTAGATGGTGATGGCATAGCAGAACGACATAGAGTTTGTTACGCTGACAACAAAGTGCTAATGCACGAAGAATGTGACTATCAACCATTCCATAGTGTATGCCCGTTCCCAATACCACATAAGTTCTTTGGTGAATCATTAGCTGACAGAACTATGGATTTACAATTAATTAAATCTACTATTACTAGACAGATGCTAGACAATCTTTATTTAACTAACAACTATCGTGTTGGCGCAGTTGAGGGACAGGTTAATCTTGATGACTTACTAACATCTACCGCAGGTGGTGTAATTCGTATTAAGAACCCTAATGCGTTAGTGCCAATGACAGTGCAATCTAGTGCAGGACAATCATTTCCCATGCTTGAGTATTTAGATACTGTACAAGCTAAACGAACTGGTGTAAGTGAAGCATCACAGGGACTTGATCCTAATATTCTCCAGAATGTAACAGCCACAGCAGTCGCAGCAATGAGTTCAGCAGCAGGTGGTAAAATAGAACTGATAGCTCGTATATTTGCTGACACTGGAGTCTCATCTTTAATGAAAGGTATATTACAGCTTGTATGTAAGTACCAACAAAAAGAAAAAATTATTAAAGTTAACAACAAATTTGTACCCATGAATCCTAGAGAATGGAATACAGAATACAATGTCACAGTCAATGTTGGTCTGGGTAATGGTGCTAAAAGTGAGCAATTATCTGTTATGCAGATGGTGTTAGACAAACAAGAGCAGATGCTTACACAATACGGATTATCTAATCCACTAGTTAGCTTAAAACAATACAGAGACACACTGGCTAAATTTGTAAACATGGCTGGATTTAAAGATGAGTCTGCATTCTTAAAAGATGTAACACAAGAAGAATCTGACCAACTTGCACAACAACAAGCACAGAACCCACAGACTGATCCTAATACTGAAGCAGCTAAAATACTTGCACAAGTAGAAAAAGAAAAAGCAGAGATGCAAATGCAATCTAAAATGGCACAACTTGAATTAGAAAAACAAGAGCTAGAGCTTAAAGTGCAAAAAGAAATGTTAGAGCTGCAACAAAAACAAGTACAGTTTGAAGCAGAGATGGCTATGAAAGAAATGCAACTGATGCAAAAGACTACCAATGACCAAGAAAAATCTGATCTAAATAAAACAACAGAAATATTAAATTCATTAGAAAAAATACAAAACCTAGCAACACCTAAAATTTAATGGACAAAAAAGCTGAAATTAAAAGCGTATTAAATACTCAATCATTTCTTGATGAAATAAAAGATATGACCAAAGAGTGTTATGCAGAAATACAAAATTCTAATCCAGAAGATGTAGCTACAAGAGAAAGAGCTTATCAAAGGATTAAGGCAATAGACAGCATGATGACTAGACTTCAATCTATCGTAGACAGCGACAAGATTAAGGATAAATCATGGACAATATTATAGGCATTTAGCCTGTATGGTAATGCCACACCTAGATGGCGATTAAGGAAATACAATGAGTGAAGAAACCACGACTCCAGAAGTTGGAAGTGGGAATGATAGCCCTATAACAATAGATGATGCAACATCTGCATTTGAGGGTATGTTATCCACACCAGAGGACTCTAACGAGCAACCAACTGAAACGGAAGAAGATACACAAGAAGCAGAGGTAGAGGAAGCAGAAGACGAAGCGGATTACGAGGAAGCTGTAGAAGCAACCGAAGATGAAGTGGAAGAAGATGTAGACTCCGAAGTTGAAGAACCTGAAGAACCTGAAGAAGTTGAGGAAGAACAAACTTTCACCATAAAAGCAGCAGGTGAGGAAAAAGAAGTTACCCTTGATGAACTAAAGAAATCTTATCAACTTGGCAGCGACTATACTAAAAAGACTCAAGAAGTAGCCGAACAGCGTAAAGTAATTGAACAAGAAGCTAAAGCTATTCTTGAAGCTAGACAAGTTAGGGATGACTATGCTCAAAAACTTCAAGCAGTTGAACAATTCTTGGTTGGCAATAATGACAGCCCAGAAGATTTATCTGCAATGAAAGAGAACGACCCAATAGGATATGCAGTTAAGGTCGCAGAAATGACCGAAAAAAAAGAACAGTTACAAGCTGTGCAATCTGAACGACACCGCCTTGCTGAAGAGCAAAACGCAGTAAGAGCAGATCAAATGCAAAAGTTTGTAGCAGAAGAAGCACAAAAACTAGCACAATCCTTGCCAGAGTTTTCAGACAAAGCCAAAGGCGAACAAATTAGAAATAGTATTCGCAACTATGGAAAAAAGGTTGGTTTCACAGATGAAGAGTTATCTCAAGTCTATGACTCTCGCCATGTTTTAGTGTTACATAAAGCGGCACAATACGACAAATTAATGGCAGGTAAAGCTGGTGTTAAAAAGAAAGTCGCTAATGCTCCCAAGACAATAAAAGGTGGAGCTAAAGTAAAGCAGACTGTAACAGACAGAACTAAAAAACAACAGAACAGGTTACTGCAAACTGGTGATGCCAGAGATGCAGCAGCTTTATTTGAAAACTTTATTTAAGGAAAAATAACAATGGCTTCATTTCATACTTATCAAGCAGTTGGGATGCGTGAGGATTTATCCAACACCATTTACAACATTGCTCCGACAGAGACTCCTGTAGTTTCTTCTATCGGAAAAACAAAAGCAACAGCTACTCTACATGAGTGGCAAACAGATACACTAGGTGCAGCAGCTAACACAGCATTAGTTGAAGGAGCGGATGCAGCAGCATTTACAGCCGTACCTACAGTTAGAGCTACAAACAGAACTCAAATCATGGGTAAAACAGTAAACATTACTGGTACTCTTGATGGAGTTGATAAAGCTGGTCGTAAGACAGAAACAGCTTATCAATTAGCTAAAGCAGGACAAGAACTAAAACGAGACATAGAATTTGCTATTCTTGGTAATGTTGCTCCAGTAACATCAGCAGGTTCAACAGCACCAAAGATGGCATCTCTACAAACTTGGATTAGAACTAACTGGACTTCAGTAGGTACAGGTTCTCCAGCAGCTCCAGCATCCCCTCCAGGTTCTGCAATTAGAACTGCAACTTCAACTAGTACCACAGCAGCATTTACAGAAGCATCTTTAAAAACTGCTATGAAAGCAGCGTTTAATGCAGGTGGCACTCCAACTATGTTAGTTGTTCCACCAAACCAAAAAGTTAAAGTATCAGCTTTCTCTGGTATTGCAGCTAATCGTGTTTGGACTGACAACGCTGGCAAAAGCACTAAAGCAGCAGCAATTGTTGGCGCAGCAGATGTTTATCTTTCAGACTTTGGTATGCTTTCAGTTATACCAGAAAGATTCATGACTTCTGATTATGCTTCTAACAATGGCGAACAAGCTCTTATTATAGACCCAACAATGTTGTCTTGTGCAACTTTAAGACCATTCCAGTCTACTTTACTAGCTAAAACAGGTGATGCTGAAAAATATCAAATACTTACAGAATTAACTCTGCAAGTAAGTAACGAAGCAGCTCATGCAATCGTTGCTGATTTAAACGCTTAATTAAATATTAAGTATTGATATAGCCCACTTCGGTGGGCATATCTTTTAAGGAAGATTATGGAAGATAAAAAAGAATATAAGAACAGTTGGTCTAAACCAATAAAATATAGACACCAAACAAAACACGATGACCATGATAATGATGGTTATGTGATAGAAACAAAACAAGATGTAACAGATATTGTTGAAATGAACAAAGAAGAAATTATTACTTCATCATCAAAATGGGGTGATGATATGTTTGATAACAAGATTGCATCTATACCAATGACAGTTGTTGATGACTTAAATCATAAAAAGATCATGCAAGGATTTAATGTAATAGATTTAAAGAGATTTAAAGAATTTTTAAATCATCCAGACAATCGTTTTTTTAGAACAAAACAGGGCAGAATCTAAATGGCATTTTTTACAGACTACACAACGCTACAAGCTACTATAGCTGATTATTTAGCTCGTTCTGATTTAACAACCCAGATACCAGAGTTTATTAGACTAGCTGAAGATAGATTGTTAAGAGACTTACGCATAAGACAAATGCTTAAAGTTGCTACTGCATCTACTACAGCAGGTGATGCTACTGTATCTTTGCCTTCAGATTTTGTAGCTATGAAAGATTTGCATTTACAAGGCAACCCACCACAAACAATTAAATTTTTATCTACAAGCAATTTTTTTAGAAATGCACTTACTGCTGTTTCTGGATTACCTAATTTTTACACACTGCTAGGTGCAGAGTTTCAATTTGCTCCAATCCCTGACAGCGTTTACACGCTACAAATGGTTTACTTTTATCAACCAGAATATTTGAGCGAC